CGAAGGATTAGACTGATCATTTTAATGTCCCGATCAGTTCGAAATTATTTTATGTTAATTTAGACTTAATATATTTATAACTTTCAAAATCTTTAATGGAAGTGGAAGAGCCATAATTATGTGAATCAAAATTAACATCTTTACCATCATTGCTTTCGCGAAACTTAACATAACCACGAATGCCTTGGTCGCTAGGGATAAGAGAGTACTTATCCAGAGATAAAACATAGTCAATAAGTTTTGTAAAGAGTGGGTGATATTTACAATTCTCAAGGATAGAAAGAGCTCTGATAGCAAAATAATCTTTCCCACTGAGATACTCTTTAAATTCGACGAAACGTTCCGGATATACATATCTACATAAAGCTCTGTATGTAGGATATATACCACCAGTGATTCCAGACTCAATGTATTTGTAACTATAAACCTTCTGTAGGAAAAGGCAGTGATCAAGAGAAACGTCGGTCTTGTCGTAGTTTACATTAAGGCCAAAGGCTTCGAAATGTGCTAAGAAACTGTCAGGATCTTCGACAGCATATACACCATCATCGCCTTGAATTGAAAAGTGTAACAATTCTGAACTATAATCTTTAGCAATGAGATACTGAACTATTGAATCAACTTCATTGGTAAAAGTTGAGCCAGATGGCACGCCGTGATCCCCACTAAGTATACCATCAGGAGTAACGAGACCAATTGTAATCATCCTTTCACAGATTTCATCCAATTCAGACTCGTAAACATCTTGGAACAGATCCTTAATATAATCAAATGCAGATTTGATTAAATTCCGTTTTATGCTAGCATCATAGGAACTAAAATCTATACTAACGAGTTTAAGATTGTTAGCTCTGGCATGTTTCATCAGCTTTATAATTTGTTCATCTACACGGTAAGGTTCAGTAATAGCCGATCTCCAATCTAATTTTGATTGATAATCAAAGAGTGGACGATAAAACATCATCTCATGTGTGGTGTCAGCGATTGGATAACCCCAAACAGTGCGAGTTTTATTGCCTTCTTGAGTACGTGTAAACATTACACAGGGATCCTTTCTCTGCAGCAGTTGACCATATGCGTTAGCCAAATCTGGTATAACTTTACCTTTCTTATTCATATAGGGTAAACCAGAGTTTGTACTATTTTTCAAGAAAGTAATGGCGCGTGACAAAGACAAAGGTCTAAGCCGACGACTTTTAGTATACGGTACGTTGACTTTGGTATTACTACGTTTACTAAGATAGTAATCATATACCGTATCTTTTCTGTCCACCCAAGGAAGTGCTATGCTTCTAGGGCCATATTTGGACCGGTTTTTATCCTCTAATGCTCGTAAGGGATCATCAATGAGAGGAAGGTTATCACTATATATCTTATCCCAACCAGATAAGATTTGCTGAGGGTCGTGATCTTTACCAACCGGAGTTAATAAAATATCATTACTCCCAACAACGGTCCTTTCAAGTATTCGGGATAATATTGCGAATGCTGATTTTGTTAAGTCAAGTTTTTGCAATATAATGCGGAATTGTGATGTCATAGAGGATGTATTTTGGATAATTTATTTATAGGTACATAAAGTATACAAGTAGTGATGAAATTATGCAAATGCAAATTAACTCTCAATTTTTCAGATTTAGATTTAAA